CTATTGTTGTTTCTACAGTAGATAACAGCATCACTGCAAATATTGACGGTAAAGAATTAGTTTGGAATGAATCTAACCAATCATGGGAACAAATATAATCAGATCAAAACAATCTCTGATATAATTTAATCATGGCATTTCCAGGTACATATAATATTTCTTATTACAAGGGTGATACTCTGGAGTTTAAGGTTTACCCCAAAGATACTTCTGGTGCTACATTTAATCTTTCTCAATATGCCGTTCCAGTTTCTGAAACTACAGATCTTGGATATTTTACAATTTCTAACTATGCTGGCCCCGAACAAACTGGAAACCCAAAAGTTACCATTGAGGGATACGCTGCAATTGAGGGTGACTATGTTATTTGTGCAATTACCCCAACTGCGGGGGCACTAATGAATGCAGGTACATCATATGTATATGACGTACAAATTAAAAAACAGTCTTCACCATATAACCTTGTCTATACATTACTTTCTGGTGCAATTACTGTAACCGAAGAGGTTACCGAGGTAGCATAATGGTAGATAGTATCGTTTCAGTAGATACCGTCACAGTTACTGGTGGTCCATCAACAGTCAACGTACAACTTGATTTTGGTCCAGAGGGACAACGAGGAAGCCTAATTTTGTATGGTCTTGGAAGGCCAACTGATCTAGGTGTTGTTTTTCCACAAACACCACAGCTACTAGACTGGTATATTAATCTAGATACTAGTGATGAAGAGTATTTGTATATTTATCAATATGTAAATCGTGAAGGTAGTGATACTTGGGATCGTATTTTTAAAATTATTCCAAATACATATAATACTAATCAGGTTGTGGCATTTGATAGTGGTGTGGGTACAGCAAATATTGCTGTTTCAAACACTACCCTCCCACTTTTAGCTAGTAATCCTAGTGTTAACGTTCACTTACAAATTGAGCAAACAGTAATAACGCCTTTTCCAATTGCTAGTAGTTTTATGTTTCCAGCAGAACCATCATTTGATCCAATTACAAATCTGTACAGCCTTCCAATTACTGTTTTTGCTATGGAGTTTAATGCCGAAACACTTTCATGGCAAGCTGTAGATGGTAACAGAACGGTTCATTTCGGTATTAACGTGATATAATTGCCTTGGTGATTAATTAAATGACTGTTGATATTAACGGGGGTACCGCTGGACCATTCAATACAAAAATTCCGCTATTAAGCGACAATGCTGATATTCAAACAGCACTTCGTGTGTATCACTATGGTTCTGATACAACAAATCCAAGCCCACTGCCATCTGAATCAATTGCAGGGCACCTAACTACTCTTACAGACAATAAGGTTAATATTCCAGTTATTATTTCTGGTGCAGGAACAAACTTAAACAATTACATTACAACTGGATCATATCACCAAGCAAGTACATCTAATGCTAGAAGTGGTACATCTAATTACCCAACAGCACCAGATGGTTATCAGTATGCAGGTATGTTAGAGGTTCTTGTAGAAGGTGGCGTTATTTATCAAACCTATACAATGGCCGATGGAATTAATAATAAATATTGGCGTATTAAGTTTGCTGGTACATGGAGTGCATGGAAAACCTCAACAGACCAAATTACTGGTTCAGCATCAACAATTGCAACAGCAAACGTAACAGCAAACCGTGCACTAATTTCTGGGGCAGGGCAAAAAGTAGAAGTAAGTGCAGTAACATCTACAGAACTTGCAACACTATCTGGAATTAATACAACTGGTGGAGTAACCATTCAAGATCAATTTACAACTGCAGCTTCAACAACAGCAACAAATCTTACCAACGGACTTGCAACAAAACCAACACAACAAATTGGCTATAAAGATACTGGAACAACCGCAATTGGTGGAAATACTACTAAAAAGATTGTTATTGCATCCCCAAACTCAGGAGGAACGGCTCCCAATGCTTCCGGATACACCGCTTCTGAGGGCGACATCTGGTTGTGGTGATATAAATGGCAACACAAAGTCAGGGATATAACAATACTGCTTCTTACACTGATTATGACTATTCTTATGTTTATCAGGATAAAGTAGGTTTCCCGACTGGCCGCACGGATCGTGACGGTAGTCAACCGGTTCGTGTTGTTTCTGTCGGTGGTGGTTATTCTTCTACCACCTCTTACTGGCGTATTGTCTATGCTGGTGTTGAGACTGGCGGGCCATACACTTTCAGTTCGTCTGGTAGCACGATGCAGGTGCGACAATATAACAGTGGCACTGCTCGAATGTATTTTGGCCGTAATACTAATGCTTCAGGTTATGTTTATGATCCGGGTGATGGTCAACCTTATCAGGCTGGTGCGCTTTCGTATTCAATGAATTATCAGGTTGTTGCAAATGCACCAGCCTCAGCCTCAGCGTCAAGATCAGTTAGAAATGTTACAGTAACTTGTACTGCACCAACAGCAAACAATGCAACACCAAATGAATTTGGCGATGGAACTATTAGTGACTATAAAGTTCAATATAGAAGTGCTTCATCTGCTGCTGGATTGTCTTCTGCTGCTTGGGGTAATGAACAAACAATGTCTTCAAGATCGTATACTTATACTTCACTTACAGGAAATACATATTATGAATTTAGAACATATGCTGTAAATGAAGTTGGAAATAGTGCTGCAACACTTACATCACAAATATATGTTCCAACAACTCCTAGTGCACCAACCGGTGTTACGGCATCTGCAAACAATACAGATTCACAAAAAATAGATATTTCTTGGACAGCACCATCAAATGGTGGGGCAACTATTACCCAATATGATGTTTATCGAGACGGTGTTTCTGGAGTAGGAACACTAATTAGTAGTGTTACTGGAAATCCAGCTGCTACATCAACAACAGATACTACAGCAACAATTGGAACTAGTCATACATATTATGTTTATGCATATAATGAAATAGGTTGGGGTCCTGTTTCAACATCATCTGGATCAGTAACAGTTCCTGGGGCACCATCTGCACCAACTTTTGGCAGCAATCCTCCTAGCAAAGTTGGAAGAAATGTTACAGTTTCTGTAACAGCAAATGCAAATGCATACGGAAAAACAATTTCTGGATATTATGTTCAGTATCAATATGCATCAACATCTGGGGGTACCTATAGTGCTTGGTCTACACCAGTTGCAATGACGCTTTCTGGAGGAAACTATTCCTACACTTATAGTCTTATGACACCAGCACTTTGGTATAAGTTTAGGGTATATGCCTATAATTCAATTATAAATAATTCATCTGGAACACGTACATATTATCCACATAATAATCTTACATATACCGCAAACTTTTCACCGTCATCTACTGGAACTACGGCAATATTTGTTTCATCTGGTGGAAAAAGGTATACAGGAACAACCTGGCAACCAACAGAAATTGCTAAAAGATACAACGGTTCTTCTTGGGTAGATATTACAATTGCCAAACGTTTTGATGGTACAAACTGGGTTGATTTGACTTAGTTTTAAAACGCATGGTATCCTAGAATCTCACAAAATTTTTTGCGAGGTGATGACTATGTTATCTTTTATAATTTCAAATTTATTAATTATTCCCAGTATTGTGATGGGATCGGTATCTCCTTATACCGCTGATATTGTGCAGGAACCAAAGGAGATTAAATCACAGACCTTATTTTCTTTTGGTTATGTTGAACCAGAAAATCGTGATAGTGTTCAATCTGCTATGCAATTAACAGCAAATACATACTATGCTTTTGATGCTGCAACAGATGGAATTGTCGGAACAGCTATGAGTTTGCGTGGAGTTCCATATGTCTTTGCTGGATCAGCCCCATCTGGATTTGATTGTTCTGGATTTACTGCATATGTTTATGGGAAAAATGGAATCCAGCTTCCACATTCTGCTAGCGCACAGGCTGGCATGGGGATAGTCGTATCTGAAGATCAGGCAACACCAGGAGATTTAGTTTATATGCCAGGACATATTGGTATTTGGTTAGCTCCTGGTGTAATGATTGACTCTGCTGAATATGGAACTGTTGTAGATGTTAGAAAAATTTGGGGCACACCTCAAATTATTCATATTGGCTAATGTGTTATAATTTAGTTTGAGGAGATTTTTATGAGACATCCTAGCGATTATAGATACGATTCCAGCGACCCATTTGGTGCAACCGCTGGACGACGTTACCCACATACGGGTTCAGATTATTTTGCACCTACAGGAAGCCCTGTTTATGCCATTGCTAATGGTGTAATTAACCACATTGGTGAGACATCATACAATGGCAAGACTGTGATGCAATCCATTGACGGCCACGGTCTCAACGCGGCATATCTTCATCTTTCAAACAACTCTGTGGTTGGCGATGGCCAGCGTGTAAGCGAAGGTCAGATTATTGGATATTCTGGTAACTCAGGTTCTAATTCACTTGGTCCACACCTTCATATCACCATTTCTAACGGTGCAGCTTATGATGGTTTGGGTGCAAAGATTGATCCATATGCTTTTATTACATCTAATGGTGCAACTCAATCAGGTTCTGGTGGAGGTAATGCATCTGTTAAGGAATATCAGGCACTTCTTAATAACTTTGGTTATGGTCTGGCAGTTGATGGTGACCACGGTCCTAAGACAAGTGCTGCTGTACGTGATTTTCAATCAAAGCATGGTCTTGTGGTCGATGGTATCGTTGGACCACAAACACTTGGTGCACTTAAGGCTGGTCCTTCAACAGGTCTAGCAGTTGACGGAGATTTTGGTCCAGCTACAAAGAAAGCATTGCAACGAGCACTTGGTGTTGCAGATGATGGAAACTTTGGTCCAATTTCTACCCGTGCACTTCAGGCATTTCTTGGAATTGACCAAGACGGGGATTGGGGTCCAGCGACATCTCGTGCACTCCAGGGGTTTTTGGGTGTTGCACAAGATGGAGATTTTGGTCCTGCATCAACACGTGCACTACAAGAGCGTTTGAATGCTGGCACCTTTACAAAACCAGCACCAGTGGTGCCCCCAAAAGAAGAAGTCGCACCAGAGCCAACTCCAGTACCAGAAGTAAAACCAGAAAATCCAGTACAGGAAGAAAAACCAAAACCAGAAGTAACCGAACCACCAGCAGAAGCGGTGGGCGGAATAAACAACGAAAAACCAAAGGAGGATAACATGCCAGAGCCAGAAAAGACATATGCAGTTACAGCTGAGCAATGGGCAGAGATCCAGAATAAAGTTGACAACATGCCAGTCGATGATGAAGATAACCTTCGTCAGTATGATCTTGCATCAGTTAGCTTCTGGAACTATGCTGGTGAGCGTGTCATTAAGACATTTGCTATGACATTTGCATCAATGCTTAGCACTACAGGTGCAGTTGTTGTTACAGCACCAAATACAGCTAATGTATTTGCAGAAATTGGTTGGTGGTACATTCTAAGTGTTGCAGGTGTTTCTGCACTTACATCACTTCTAGTGGCACTATCATCGTTCCGTAATATTGTAACTATTAAAAAGAAAAAGAAGTAAGTAGAGGCATTTTAATACCCCCAGTTACGGCTGGGGGTATTTTGCTATATCTACCAAAATAAACATTATGATATCATTAATTAGGAGACTTATGCTTACAAGAATGCTGCAACGCCGTGGTACAACGGCACAATGGGAAGACGTAAAAAGTACCCTAATTCTTTCTTCTGGTGAAATTGGTATCATTTTTGATGACCCAGATTTAGGAAATAATGGTAAGTTTAAGGTTGGAGACGGTGTTACCGTCTGGGAAGACCTTAGTTTTTATCTTAAAGATGATGATAATGCAGATATTTATGCAAAACTTATTGCAACACAAACTTTTACTGGAACACAGGTTTTAACACCAGCAAATGCTGTATCTGTTCCACTGGTAATTTCTGGTGCTGGATCGCAGTCAGCAAATTTGCAGGTATGGAGAAATAGCTCAGAAGTAGTAAAAGCATCAGTTAGTTATGATGGATTGATTACTGGTAATGGTGGTGTTTTTAATGCTAACGTAAGTCTTGCTGGAAATAAAGTTACCAATCTTGGAGCACCAACATCAGATCAAGATGCAGCAAATAAGCTATATGTAGATGATGCAATTGCGGGTCTTGCATGGAAGGCACCAGTTAATCTTATTTCAGCATCAGGTCTTAACACATACATCAATGTTCCACTTACTGGTTCTGGTGGAACAATAGTTCTTGACGGACATACTGCTCTTACAGATACCCATAATGGTTATAGGCTTTTACTTCTTGCACAAACTACTACTTCTGACAATGGTATTTATGTATATAATCAAACAGGCGGAACATATACATTAACTCGTGCAACAGACTCAGACTCTTATACAGAACTTAAAGGAGCATCTGTATTTGTTGAAGAAGGAACAAATTATGGAACATCTTCCTGGGTACAAACAAATCATTACCTAACTTCATTTTCTGGACAAAACTGGGTACAGTTTAATGGTGCATCTCAAATCACTGCGGGTACTGGTTTAACAAAAACGGGTAATACTGTAAATGCTATTGGCACAACTGATCGTATTACAGCAAATGCAGATTCAATTGATATTGCTTCTACTTATGTTGGACAGACTTCTATTACTACCCTCGGAACTGTGGCAACTGGTACATGGAATGCAGATACAATTTCGGTGGGTAAGGGTGGAACAAACATTACATCATACACTACTGGTGATCTTTTATATGCTAGTGGAACAACACAACTTTCTAAACTTACTGCTGGTACAGCAAACTATACATTGCTTTCTGGTGGTGCAGGTACAGCACCATCATGGGGTCAAGTTGTAACAGCATCACTTGCAAATGCATCAAACACAACAACTGGTGTCACATATGCAAAGATGCAATATGTTTCGGCACAGTACAAAGTACTTGGTAGAATTTCCAGCGGTAGCGGTGTAGTTGAAGAATTATCAGCAGACAACCTTATTACAATGCTTAATACTGGTACATCAACTATTAGTGCCAACAGACTAACATCATCTTCTGGAAGCAACTATGGAACATCAACAGATGCCGCACGTAAAGACCACACCCACACAATTGATGATCTTTCTGATGTAATTATTACTGGAACACCTGCATCTAGACAGGTTATTAAATACAATGGAACAAACTGGGTAAACGAGCTACCATCTGGTGGTATTTCAATTGGAGCAACCTCTCCATCAAGTCCTGCTGCAGGTGATGCATGGTTTGACTCAACTGATGGTTCACTATATGTTTACTATGATGATTCCACAAACCGTCCATCTGGAACTAACTTAATTACAAACCCCAGTTTTGAAACTAACGCTACAAGCTGGTCTGGCACAAATGCCACGGTAGCACAAAGCTCAGCACAATACTATATTGGTACCAAATCAATGCTAGTAACACCATCAACTACAACTGGTAAAGCATCATTTACTGCTACAACAGTAAATGGAACTACATATAGGTTCTCGGCATATGTTTTTTCTACAATTAATAAAAATCTTCGTGTAAGCATTACATCACCAGCCACTAATGGAACAACTACAGCCGTTACATATAACACGTGGACACGTCTTGATGTATCGTTTGTAGCTAACGGAACATCAACTACAGTAAATATTGAAAGCATTGACTCTACAGATGCATTTTATGTTGATGCAGTAATGCTTGAAGCTTCGGCCACTCTCAATGATTATTTTGATGGTTCATCACTTAATTCAAACTGGGTTGGAACAGCACATGCTTCAACATCATCAACATCTGGCGGACAAACAAAACAATGGGTTCAGGTACGTGCTAACTCAGCACTTGAAGCCACTATCCTTACCCGTATGTCGGCGGTAGAGTCAAGAGCAACTAACCTAGAAGCAGCTAACCCAGTAGTTGTTACATCACAAGCTGCACGTTCTGCTATATTCCCATCACCAGTACAAGGTAATACAGTATTCCGATCTGACCTAGGCTACATGGAACGTTACTACGCAGCATATGATGCTGTAACCAATCCATCAGGAACTACTGGTACTGTAGGGTGGTATGAGTATCGTGGTGGAGCACCACTGAGTAGTAATTATATTATCAATGGTGCCTTCGATAACTGGCAACGTGGAACTACCTCAACACAAGTAGATGCATATGGATCTGCAGATAGATGGGTATTCAAAGGCGTTCTTGCAAGACAAACTTTTACACCAGGAACATCGCCATCTGGGTCATCAACATATTATGCAAATTTGTCATGGTCATCAACATATCAATACATGAGTCAAAGAGTTGAGGATATTTCTCTTATGGCTGGGAAAACGGTTACATTTAGTTTTTACGCAAAGTCTTCTACCACTACGACTGTATATCCGAGAATTGTAAGAAATTATGGTACTGGTGGTTCTACTCAAGAAGAATTAGTTTTTGCAACCACTCCAATTACAATTTCATCTTCATGGAATAGATATTTTTATACATATACCATTCCATCACTATCTGGAAAAACTTTGGGTTCAAAAGAAACTACATTTATGGAGTTTGCTTTGTATGGAACAAAAGCTTCTGCAACAACAGCTAATTTTGATATTGCAGATGTTCAAATTGAAGAAGGTCCAGTAGCAACACCATTCCGTCGTAACCAGCCAAACATTCAGGCTGAACTTGCTGCATGTCAGCGGTACTACTGGCGAATTAAATCAGATGGAACAAATGCAAATACTCCAATACCATCGGGCGGCGCTGGAATAGCAACAACAAGGGCATACATAACAGTAACGCATCCAGTTGCCATGCGTATCCCACCAACATCTTTAGAGCTTTCTGGAATGAATGTTAATACACCAGGCATTGAGGGTTTTGCAATAACATCAGCAGCCATTGCTACCAATGTTTCAAATAATTTAATTACAATGGTTGATTGTTATGTAGCAAGTGGCCTTACCTTTAGAAATGTTTATAGACTTGAAACTGGTTCAGTATCTGGCTATATCGGTTTTAGTGCGGAGTTATAATAATGAACTATGAAATCTTAAAATCTGATAATCCATATACCAAAGAGACTTATGAGTATGTTCTCATTACTCGTGAGGATGGTTCATTTGAATCCTTCCCCGTTGATGAGAATAACTCTCGCTATCTCGCGTGGCTTGAGGAGAATAAATAATGGCACTAGATTTTCCCTCTAACCCAGTAAATAACCAAATTTACGGTAACTTCTATTGGGATTCCTCTATGTCTGCTTGGAGAGCAACTGGTACTTCTGTTCCTACTGTACCCTCGGGGGTAGTGTCTCAATACATGGGAACAACTGCTCCATCAGGATACTTAATGTGTAATGGACAATCAGTTCTTGTTGCTGATTATCCTGCCCTATATGCGGTTATCGGCTATAACTATGGTGGATCTGGTGCTAACTTTAGTTTGCCAGACATGCAGGGTAGAGTACCAGTAGGAAAAGCATCATCTGGAACCTTTAACGTTTCTCTAACATCTGCTGCAATTGGTGGGGCAGAATCTGTAACACTTACCGCCGCACAATCTGGAATTCCAACTCACCAACACGCAAATACACTTTCTAATGGAACGGTTGCGTCAAGTACACACCGACATGATTTTGGCTTTGTTCTTTTTGATAAAAACTGGTCACCAGCTGGTGAAGCTGCTGGTATGGGTAGTGCAGCAAACGCCGCAGCTGGTGCATACCGATACTCTACTGGAGTATATCAAGGATCATCTAGCATTGGTAGCTTTACAATTAATGTTAACTCAAATGTAAACAGTGGAACTTTTACTTCTCAAAGTACTGGTAGATATCGAACAACTGGTGACACAGATACGCCATCTTCTACAACAACTGTAGGGATTACCAATGTTGATAATGTTTCTGCAAACGCATCACAAGCTCATACAAACCTTCAGCCATACATTGTTGTTAATTACATAATCAAGACCTAATGTATACTTAAAATATGACTTTAGATTTTCCCGCTTCCCCTACCGACGGTCAAACATACGGTAATTTTATTTGGTCTGCTTCCACGGGGGCATGGAAAGCAAAACCTTCAGTATCTACAACCACAATACACTCTTCTGCCATTCCCACAACTGCCAATGCTGGAGATGTATGGTTTAATACTAATACTGGTGTATCTTTTACTTATTATGATGATGGAACTAGTAAGCAATGGGTAGAAATGGTTTCTTCTTCTGTACCCGCAGCAAATACAATAATGCCATCTGGAACAATTGTGCAAACTGCAAGAGCAACATCACCAGATGGATGGTTTTTATGTCAAGGTCAGGCAATTTCAAGAACAACATATGCAACTTTATATGCAGCTATTGGAACTTCTTATGGTTCTGGGGATGGCTCAACTACCTTTAATATCCCAGATCTTCAAGGTAGAGTAGCTGTTGGCAAAAATTCTGGAACTTTTGCTTCATTGGGTGCAACTGGCGGTACTGAAACAGTAACACTAACTATTGCACAAATGCCTTCTCACACACACATTCAAAACTCCCACAATCATATTCAAGATGCCCACAATCACAACCACAGGCAATGGATTTTTAATGGTGCTGCATCAAGCGGCACACACTATGGTTTTGGTTATTCATCAAATACTGGAGCGGCAAACGATACAACCGCTGCTTCAAGTTCTGGTGAGGTTCAATATGGTAACTATCCTACAACAGCTACAAACCAGGCAACTACTGCAACTAACCAGAATACTGGTGGAGATGGAAGTCACAATAACCTGCAACCATACATAGTTCTTAATTACATGATTAAGGTATAATTAAAATATGGCACTAGATTTTCCAGCAAATCCTACCCAAGGACAAACATATAATAATTTTTATTATGATTCTACTACTGGTGCATGGAGATCTTTAAGTTCTGTTTATTCTCCTAATGCCCTGCGAAATTCAACTATAACAACTTCATCTGCTGCTGGCGTACCACTTACAATCCAGGGGTATGCAAGTCAATCAGCAAATTTACAAGAATGGAAAAATAGTTCTGGAACAGTTTTGTCTAGTATTAATTCATCTGGAAATATTTCAACACCTGTTATATCTACAACAACTTCTGCATATTTAAGAGATGTTCATATAGATAGAGATGACTCTAATCTTGAAGGTGGACAGATTAGTTTACGTAGGTCAACAGATAACGCAGACTACTGGTTTATTGATGTTTATGGAAATACGTCTACGCCTTCATTAAGATTTTTTAATGCATCACAACCAACACCAGCAATGATTATGGACTCTTCTAATCAAATAAGAATGCCATATCAACCAGCATTTTTTGCATATGGTTCAGGAACACAAAGTTTTAGTGGCACATATGTGGACACAAAAGTAAATATAACTAATGGAACATTTTTAAATAGGGGAAATAATTTTGCACTGGCATCTGCAAGATTTACAGCACCAGTGTCTGGGGTTTATCTGTTTTTTGCATATGCAACAGCATCTGTAAATAATACTGGACCAGAGCTAAAACTTTTTAAAAATGGTTCTTTATTAAATTTAATGGGTATTAATTATGATACAAGTACATATACAACATGGGGGCAAAGTGTGCCAATTTCTTTAACTGCAAATGATTATGTAGAATTATATTGTGCAAACAATAACTCAACAAGTTTTACCCTTGATTTATCAAGAACATATTTTGGTGGGTATTTTGTTGGATAGTGTATAATAAAAACTATGGATCTTACAATTACACTTACAGAAGCAGAAACTAAGGCATTAGCATATGTAGCTTATGACCCACAAGAATGGGCAGAAAACGCAGTTAAAGAACGTGCACGTATTGCTATGGAAGAAATTTTTCAATTAGAAGTGCAAAGAATGCTTGCTGATCCAAATACTACTGAAATACCAGCTGACCGTGAAATAGTTGTTTTAGCAGCAAATATTCAAAGTGCCGCTGCTCCTCAGGCGGAGGTAGAAGCAAATGGCCCTGGACTTTCCAGCTAGTCCAACAGATGGACAGGTTTACGGCAATTTTATTTGGTCTTCATCTACCAATGCTTGGAAGTCAAAACCTTCTACATCAACTGTAACAATACATTCATCTACAGCACCAACTAGTGCTAATGCTGGAGATGTTTGGTTCAATACAAATGATGGCACAACTTTTACTTATTATGATGATGGAAACACAAAACAATGGATTGAACTTATAAGTTCTGGTATTCCTGCTGTTCCAATTTCTGTAATTAATGGTGGTACAGGAGCAACATCTTTTACATCTGGAACATATTTAAAAGGTTCGGGTACTTCTGCAATAACAACACAAGCAGTACCAATACCAGTAACTGATGGAGGAACTGGTGCAACCTCGGCTGCCTCAGCATTAACAAGTCTTGGCGCATCACCACTAATGCAATATGGAGAGTATACATTACCAACATTTTCGGTAGCAACAAGCTCAACAACATATCCTACTGGAACACCATCACTTGCCAATGGGTCTGCAAACATTACATCAAAAGTAACTGCAAATGCTGGAAGTTTAACTCTTCAACCAGGAATTTGGAGTATAGGATTAAGCTATACATATGGATCTTTTAATGGTTCAGCTAGAACATTTGTTGTGTGTAGCTTTAATGGAGTAGACCTAAGAGCCTCAATGCCCGTAGAAGAAGTTCAAACATTTGGATGGCCTACACGAAGAATCACTAGTGCTCAAAACTTATCTTTTGGATTTTTTCAAGCATATGGAACAACTCAAAATCTTACTTTATATAGAACATATTTAACCTGGCTTGGACCAGCAAACTAATAGTTTTATTTTTACGGTTTGATATACTTAAATTATGGCTTTAGATTTTCCCGCTTCCCCCACTGACGGACAGACATACGGTAACTTTATTTGGTCTGCTTCCACGGGGGCATGGAAGTCAACCCCTTCATCTAAAACAGTATCAACGGTTTCTCCTACAGCACCAACATCAGCAAATAACGGAGATATTTGGGTAGACTCTTCTGACGGATCATCTTTTTATTATTATGATGACGGAAATACTAAACAGTGGGTAGAACTTATTAGTTCTGGTATTCCATCTACCCCAGTTTCCGTTGTTAATGGAGGTACAGGAACTACAACGGGTATAAATTTAGTACCTACTGGCTCTATAATGATGTGGTACACCAATACTCCACCATCAGGATGGCTAATTTGTAATGGACAGTCTACTTCTGGATATACAGCTTTAGCGTCTATAGTCGGTGCAAATGTGCCAGATTTACAAGGTAGAGTGGCTGTTGGTAAAAATACAGGTACATTTGCAACTATCGGTGCAACTGGTGGTGCCGAAACAGTTTCTTTATCAGAATCGAATATTCCAGGTCACACCCACACATTTTCTGGTACAACCTCTGCTGGAACAGCACACAGCCACTGGATTTCGGGTGCGCTTTGGGATGATGGAAACTTTTCTGGTCATGGAGGTAATTCACAGGATTGGGGTCTATATGCAGATGCAGGATCTTATACATCTACAGATCAAGGTCGTGCTTATGGTCGATATTCAGGAACTGAATCTGCACATACACATACATATTCTGGAACAACAGGAACTGGTTCTGGAAGCGGTACAGCACACAATAACCTTCAACCATATATAGTTATCAACTATATTATTAAGACTTAAGATATAATTAAATTATGGCACTTGATTTTCCTAGTAATCCAACCGATGGACAAGTATATGGTAATTTTTATTACAGTGCATCTAAGGGGGCATGGAGAAGTACGACTTCTTTTAATACCCCCAGCCAACTAACAAATGCTGTAATAACAGATAATGCAGCAACCGCTGTACCACTTACTGTAAAAGGGTATGCAAGTCAATCCGCAAATCTTCAAAACTGGACAAACTCTTCTGGAACAACATTGGCTAGCATTAGTTCTGCTGGTGTTCCAACATTTCCGGGTGGTGTCTTTTCGTCACCAGCAAACGTACAAACTTCTGGGGTAACAAATCTAGTTCTTGGTGGTTATGATGCAAACGGAACTATTGAAATTGGTAGAATTGATGGAGTAGCCTCAACACCATATATTGATTTTCATTCTTCTACTTCAGCATCAGACTACAATGCAAGAATTATGGCAGATGGAGGAACATCTACTGCAGGTAGTGGAAATCTAAGCATTCAAGCATCAAAACTTACATTGCCGACAAACACATATGCTCCTGGAGCTATTATTCAAGTTCAACATGTACAAAGTTCTGCAACCAGATATACAATTTCGGCAGCAGATATTACAGCTATTCCAGAACTATCTATATCTTTTACACCAAAATTTTCAACCAGCAAAATTTTGTTACAAGCAATGATTAACTCAAGCCAAACATATGTTTGTACTTTTGGATTTTTAAAAAATGGAGCATATATATTGTCAAACACAAACACAAACTCTGCTGGATCTATTGCAACAACATATATAACGGACACTAATGGTGCAAATATGTTTAATAATTTTATTTCATATGTTGATACTCCAGGAACAACTTCTGCAATTACATATGCCGCCGCCGCTGCATCTTCTTGGGCAGGAACTAATTATAATTTGTATATTAATGATAGAAGTGACAGTGCAATGAGATCAATAAGCTCAATGACAATTTATGAGATTGCCGTATAATTTTATTATGCATAAAATTTTTGATATTACAGATGCCATGCAGTCATTAGCACCAGGTGCTACATGGACAATGACTGAAAACGACTACTCTTCAATAAATTGGATTAGCAGTAATATCCAACAACCAACTAAGGCAGATGTAGAAAACGAGCTTATAAGACTCCAGTCAGAATATGACGCACTAGAATATCAACGCCTCCGTGCCGCAGAATATCCAGATTTTAGAGACTATCTTGACGGTATTGTAAAAAATGATCAAGAACAAATTCAGACATATATTGATGCATGTTTGGCGGTAAAAGAAAAATACCCCAAACCATCTGAATCTTAGCATGATAAACTAGATTAGAGAATTATGAGCACTCCATCTAATCTATATGCAGAAAAGGTTTTTGCCGAACATCCAATAGCACTTTGGTCACTTGACGATGAAGTTACCTATACATCACTAATTGATGATTTTCAAAGAGATGTGGGGGAATGGATTAATTCTGGTGATTTTGACAATTCCGTCTCATTTGAAAATGAAACGGCAATTCTTGAAACTACCCCTAATCTTGGATTTCCAGCTTTAATTTTTCCAAATAGTTATACTACACAAATTTTTTGTACAGATGTGTTAGAAAATGAAACTGGAACTGTAACAATGGCTAGTGATATGATTTTCCAACCAGGAGATTTTGATCCAAAAATAAAAACGGTATCTATCGGTACCTACGTCTATCCATTTAGTAAAAGTATTTCCTTTTCTATTGGATATTACTATGAAGATTTAAGCAATCAACCACATTATGCCTTAAAAAATTTTTATATTGGAGATGTTCAGCAGTGGGCATATGTTTCTGAAATGTTTAATTTACCTTCAGAATTTAAAAATCTTCAAGTTTTATTTAGAGCAACCTACAATGGTCCTTCAACAGGATATTATTTTCTTTTAAATGGAATCTCTATTGGTCAAAATTCAGAACAATTTAATATGGAATCTTTGGGTCTTTTACCAAATAATATAAATAATCAAGAAGACTATCCCATTTTTGAAACTAGTATCTTTGGCACCAGGGCAGAGTCTTATGGGCTTCAGTCTAAAAATGCCTACTATCTTACTAATCAAAATGGAACATTTTGTGCAATAAATTCTGGTATGCCACTGGTTTATGGGGCCGTTAATAGTACACAAATAACGCCAAATGATTCGGGTAAACCATCTTTGATAATTCCTGGATTTGGATTTTTAAACGAAGAAGGACAGCACAAAGACTTAACACTTGAAATGTGGATTCGTATACATACAAAAACAACAGAACCCCTAAGAATTATTGGGCCAATTGCTTCTGAAGATGGACTTTATGTAAATGATTCATTTTTAATTTTAAAAATTGGCAACCAAGAAGCAACATATTATATTAATGAATGGTCAAGACCAATGCTGGTTGCTATTCGATATACCGATGAATCTATTAGTGTTGTTATAAATGGTGAAGAAGTTATGTCAATAAGCTTGCTTGGAGAAACACTTTCTTTACCAAGTAATTTTATTACAATTGATAATCAAACATATAATCAAGACTGGATTGGTTTTTATGCTTATACAGATATTCCATTAATTGAAATAGACTGTGTTGGAATTTATCCATATACCGTTCCAGCAATTATGGAAAAACGTAGATGGATTTATGGTCAGGGTGTAAGTACGCCATCTGGAATTTCATCAACAGAACTTTCATCTTCTATTGCAACAGATTTTACTGTTTCTAATTATGTTAAAAATTATGCCTACCCAGATTTGGGTCGATGGCAGCAGGGTATTAATGAAAACCTTTCAATAGATAATCAATCAATATCTTTACCACAATATAATTTACCAATAATATCGTTTAGCAATAGAACGTTAGATGAATGGTACCAAGATGTTCCAAACATCGATCATACGTTTGGAACAGCCATTAGTTTACGTCCAAATACTACTGCTGCAATTAATGACTGGTCATCTACTGAAGGTTACATTCTTTTTAAAACACTTAATATGTTAAATCAAGACACGAAAGCCTTTTATGCACTTTTTGAATCAGATGAATTAAATACTGAAAAACAAATGTTATTTTCAATAGAAAATGAAATGACAAAAGACATTCTTGAAGTCACTCTTGAAAATACAGCAGTTACATATTCTATTAAATATTTAAATCCAGACGGATCAATGTCAGACCCAGATCCTCTATATACAACAGAAGGAACCCCAAATGAACATGTTCCTGGACAATTCCTTTTTGCTGGCATAGAAATTGCTAAATTTTCTCAAGCTTTTGGTGGAAGAGTTTCTACACTTTTTGGAAGCAAGCAACAGCTTAAAGTTTATGTTGGTGGTGACAGAACACTAAGCAATACATTTACTGGAAAAATATATCGTGTTGGATTCTGTACTGCAAGAAATCTTCAAAAAATTTCTAATGCTTTTGCAAGCAATGGTATTGCAATTGGATATAACGAACTAGAAGCTTCATATGTATATGATGCAGAGGGATTTGCTGGATCAAGTCCAACAACCATTACAGATTACTCCGAGGCATTAATTGCAGATGGTGGAGATTCATATTTTGGAAATACAAATACGGTATTTGAAGAGATCATAGATGGTGGAAGTGTATACAGTATTCTTGTAGATAAAATTTTGTCACATGTTGCAAGCTATACACTAATTCCAAAAACATTTTTAGGAACTTTTAAATTAGATATTGCCGTTAATGGGTACTGGCAAGACTATGTTCCTCTAAGTTATTTTGGCAAATATGTAAATGATGGACGAAACAATAAATATTATGACCTTGACTTTATTCAATATAATATTTCATACCCAGCAATTCAAAAGTATATTAATCATAAATACGATACGTCAAACTCTGTAGTTAAAACATATATCTCTTTTGACTATTTAAAAAATAAGGCTACCATAGATGCATCATACTATACATCAACAATAGGGTTGGGAGAAAATAATGTTATTGAGCCAGACTCAAATTGGTATAAACGACTTTATGAAATTACAGACAACACTATAATTTATCCACCACCAGGAATTGATTTTAAAACTATTGCACTTGTACTACATGTTGAGATTTTATCAAATGGTATTGTAGAAAGTCCAGCAAAAATTCAATCACTCCAGCTTTCATCCCAAGCACTTAACTCTTTTGTAGCAAATCCAGTTGGAACTAAGTATGGATCAGATATTTATCCATACAGAAAAGCCGGAGGGTATTTTGATTATAAAGGACGTAATCCATTTAGCATGTTTAAATCTAATATGCCATATTTATATTTAACAGAAAAGAGTGGGTTTAGACTTCACAACATGGACGGTATTACAATTGAACGTGGTATTGGAATTCCTGTAAATAAAAATGCAGCACAATATCATAAATTATCTGGTTTGCAGTTTAATGCTTTGTATGATGGTGAGTCATTTCCAGACGGTATTAAAGAGATCTTCCATATACAAGCAAATGAAAAATATATTCGTATTTATATGCAAAAAGACTCTTCTACTGCACAAAGAGCAAGACTGTATGCCGTAGATGCACTTACTGGTTTGCCACAAGATGGCATTGTGTTTTATATTAATGGAAGAAAAGTAAGTGTTCCAGTTATAAACATTAATTCCTGGCAAATGATTGGAATGATGTTTAATACTCCCATAGATTTCTCTGGTCAGATTGGTGCTATTAGAATGACTGGACCACTTGTGTGGAACAACCTTATTCAATATCAAGCTAGCGAAGCTGACGAAGCTGCTCGATCAGTTTATCGTAAGTGGTTCTCGGTTAAGACTGTTAATGAAGAAGATAAAGATTGGCAGTATTGGTTAGATCTTGAAACAACACCAGGACAATCATTTGCTTGGCGTGATGTTTTGTTTGTTTCCTCACAAGATACCTCTGTTTTAGATGGAGGTTTGGTATACCGAAAGTATACTGGTGCAAATAGAATTATTATTGACACAGAAAATGTTTTTAGGTTAAAGAACTACCAATATTCTGTTTACAATGACCTTATATGGAGCACGTCAACCGTCACACCAGCATAATATGGTATACTGATGGTTATGGAAAAGGTTATGAAGGGCCAAATTGGTCCAACCAAGATCAGTGTGGTCGAAGAAAAGTTTTCCAACGCGGGTATCTATGTTTGGCAACTGCCATCTGGTAAGTATTTTACCGATGGAGATGGTAATGCTTTGTCCATTGAGTCTATGAAAGATGATCCCGCAAAGATGAAAGAACTTGCAGATGCAGCTAAATATTATGGTCAAGCAGAAGGAAAAGCAGTATTTTTTGCAAATGTTCGTAAAATTTCTGATGAAGAATATAGCGAGCAAATGGATCGTATGGCAAATGGACTAATTCCATCACAAAACGATATTGGTGCATTTATGGCAGCTAAACAAACATTTGATAAGTGGGGTTCGGATGAATAACAATGATTACCAAAGAATTGAAATCCCAATGCGTATTGATGATGTAATTGAGGATGTAAATCCATATGCAGACATGGATCCATTTAAAAAGTCTTGGGATGAACTAAAAGGTTTTAACGGACTTGATATTAACTTTAAGCGTCGTGCACAACGTATGGAAAAGGCAGCAATGTCAGACGCATACATGGAAGAGTCTGGTGCAATTGACAGCGGTATCGGTGGAGCCAAATCAAAGCGTATTAATCCTGGCGTTGTTTATCGTAACGCCTACGGCATCTTTGATGTAATTACACCACCCTATGATCTATACCAACTAGCTGGCTATTACGATACATCTTTTGCTAATCACGCTGCCATTGATGCCAAGGTAGAAAATGTTGTTGGACTTGGATATGATTTTGTTCTTTCTGATAAGACAAACCTAAAGCTTGAAGCTGAAGAAGATTCAGAAAAGGTAAAAAAGGCACGTAAGCGTATTGAACGTTTAAAGGTTCAGCTTCGTGATTGGCTTGAAACACTTAATGATGAAGAAAGCTTCACCAGTGTAATGGAAAAGGTTTTTACAGATGTTCACGCTACTGGAAATGGCTATATTGAAATTGGTCGCACAGTAAAGGGTGAGATTGGGTATGTAGGTCATATTCCTTCCACTACCGTTCGTGTTCGTCGTCTTCATGATGGGTTTGTTCAGATCATTGCAAACAAAGTTGTTTATTTCCGTAATTTTGGGGCATCAAACTCAAACCCAGTAACCGCTGATCCACGTCCTAATGAGATTATCCACATTAAGGAATATTCTCCTCTAAATACTTTCTATGGTGTTCCAGATATTATTGCTGCAATGCCATCACTTATTGGTGATTCATTTGCTTCACAATACAATATTGATTATTTCCAAAACAAAGCTGTGCCACGTTATGTCGTAACACTCAAGGGTGCACAACTTTCTCAGGAAGCAGAGGACAAGCTATTCCGATTCCTACAGACGGGTCTAAAGGGGCAAAATCACCGCACACTTTACATCCCACTCCCTGGTGATTCAGATACTAATAAAGTTGAATTCAAAATGGATCCAATTGAAAACGGTATCCAAGAAGGATCATTCTCACAATACCGTAAGCAAAGTCGTGATGATATTCTTGTTGCCCACCAAGTTCCACTTTCAAAATTGGGCGGTAGCGATGCATCAAATATTGCAGCAGCCCTATCACAAGATCGTACATTTAAAGAGCAGGTTGCACGTCCAGCACAACGTAATCTTGAAAAAATTCTAAATAAGATTATTCGTGAAAAGACAGATATCCTTGAACTTAAGTTTAATGAGCTTACTCTTACAGATGAAAATGCACAGTCACAAATTCTTGAGCGTTATGTTCGTAACCAAATCATGCTTCCAAATGAAGCACGTGAGGTTATTAACCTTCCAGAACGCAATGACGGTGACCAACCATTTCAAATGACTTCCAGAGCAGCAGCTGATGCAGCAGCTAATCAGGGCAAGACACGTGCTCGTGATGCACAACGCACAAACGAACAGTCAGATAGCCCAGCAACTACCCAGGGTAGAAACCCAAAGGGTGAGGGAAGATCCACCAACTAAAAATTGGTGTATAATAACAATTGTATAACTTTTAATAAAAAAGGGTCTATAATTAGATTAGTATGACTATTCAAAAAGCTCATTGGGCAACCGAAGGTGATAACGTTCGCCTATCTATGCCATTCAGTAAAGTTGATCAAGAGAGACGTATTGTCTCTGGTTTTGCTACCCTTGACAACATTGACAAGCAGGGTGACATTGTTACCACCGAGGCTTCAGTTTCTGCATTTACAAAATTCCGTGGAAACATTCGTGAAATGCACCAACCTTCAGCGGTAGGTAAAATGATCAGCTTCAAAGAAGATAAATACTTTGACCCAGAAACAAAGAAATTTTACACTGGTGTATATGTTTCTGCATATGTTTCAAAGGGTGCTCAAGACTGCTGGGAAAAAGTACTTGATGGTACATACACAGGTTTTTCAATTGGTGGACGTATGAATAAGTGGGACGATGCTTATGATGAAAAAGCAGACTGTTCAGTTCGTGTTATTAAAGACTACGATCTAGTTGAGCTTTCACTTGTAGACAACCCAGCCAACCAATTTGCTAACGTTCTTTCTATCGAAAAGGTAGATGGCGTTGATGTTCTTAAAGGGCTTGATTCAAATACTATTCTAGAAAATGTTTTCTGGGATAAAGAATCAGGCCTTGTTCTAGTTTCAGAAAATGAAGTTGAACTCAGCCCTACAACTGGTGTTGCTATGCAAAACATCGGGTTTGTTGAGAAAACAGATTCAGAGAAAGTAGACATGATAAAGTTCTTAGTTGACAGTGCCAAGGGTACAGAAACAACTGGGATTAACAAGGAGGTAAGTACTATGACAGAAAATGCAACTGAAGTTGTAGAAGAAGTTGAAGTCGCTCCAGAGGCAGATGCCGAAGTTGAAACTACTGAGGAAGAGACAGAAGCCGTTGAGGAAGTAACAGAGGAAGTTGCTGACGAGGCTGAGGTTGACAAGGTAGATGAAATCGTTGCAAAGGCTAAGACCACTGACAGCCCTGAAGAAGAGGCTACAGAAGAGGTTGACAACCTTGAGGAAGAAGCTAACGAGGACATGAAAACTAAGAAGTCAGACGAGCTTTCTGCTATTGCAGATCTCAGCGACTCTATTACTGCTGCCCTTGGCGACATTGCTTCAACAGTAAAGGCACTCGCTGCCGAAGTTGATGCACTTAAGAAGTCAAACGAACTCACAAATGCAAAAATTGCAGATGCTGAGAAGGACTTCGAAGATCTTGGAAAGTCACTAACTGCTCTTGAGGCAGATACAGCTTTCCGTAAGTCTGGCGATCTGGGCGAGATCGTACAGGAACCAGCAATGGTTGAAAAATCAGTATGGGGCGGACGTTTCCTCACAACATCCGACCTACTAAAATAGGAAAAACAAAAATTCATGGAGGTGAACAATATGTCAGAAGATATCGTAAAAAACTATCCAGGTACTTCGCAGGGCCACACCCATACAGGTGAAGGTGCAGTAGCATCTGGTTCTACCGCAGACGCAGCAGCCATTGTTAATGGTCGTGAAGGCGTTATGGGTAACATTGCGGGTGCAAACTACGGTGATGCTCAACTTGGTGTAAATCCAGTTGGTACACCTGGTGGTATCCTACTGCCAGAGCAGGCTCGTCGCTTCATAGATTATGTCTGGGATGCAACTGTTCTCGCTAAGGATGGACGTAGAGTTACAATGAGAGCCAACACAATGGAACTTGAAAAGGTTAACGTTGGTGAGCGTGTAATTCGTGCAGCAGCACAAGCAAATCCTACATTTAC